CTTTCAAGTGATTAATCATTGGTTGTAAAAATTCTTTAAATTCTCTGGGTGTGAAAAACATATCAAGTGTGCTATCAATGACATCTTTACCACTCTGTTCATTTTTCAACAAACGACGGATAGACATTTGAATTTGATCACCAGCTTCGATATCTTTAATCTCGATTGTGGTCATCAACCCAGCACGATACAATTCATACTTGCTCTGCATAAGACTCCTTTTTATGTTTAGGGTTGCGAATGTACTTGACCTTGCTCTCCACTGTACGCATACGATACTTGGGAGTGCGAAGGTCTTTCGCAACTGGATTTCTAGGTTTTATAGTCTTATTATACATGTTCGCTTAATGCAAAGCAAATTTCTTTAGCACTTGTTTTGCATCCTTATATTCGGTTTCTTCAATCAGTTGTTCAGCGCCAGCAAGAATAATCATTCGTTGCAGGTAGTCTGCGACAAGTTTATCTTCGTCGTCCAGCAAATAGAACCACTCAAGAAATTCTTGTTCTGTTTCCAACGACCACATGTGGTCCAGCATTTCAACTTCATATTGTGAGAGATTATTTATCTGAATCATTTTTCATTTCCAAAGTTATCAGGGAGCCAAACACCACCAGCAGAAAGCCAACCACCAACAGAAGTCTTTGGCTCGTCTGCATCATAAGTCCAGCCAAGAGCCTTCATCATCTTGTGCTTAACACGTAAGTTAGGTTGACGGAAACGCTCTGTTGCAGTAAAACCCATCATAGTTCCAACTTCAACGACAGCACCCGAACGACAGATACCAGCATGGCAGTGCACCAACACATTCATGCTGTGCTCCATAGCATGGCTCAACAAACAAGCAATCTCATTAGCTTGACTGTCGCTGATTTTACACTCGTCAGGAAAACCATCCTCATCTTCTGCATCGAGAAACTCGAAACAGTAGACTTCCTTGAATGTCTTCTTGGTAGGTTTAAATTCTGTGGCTGGATCTTGAATGCGAATGAGCATGACATTCTCTCCAAGGTCACTGTGGTGACCAAGATGAACATCGCTCATACTCACATTTTCAATCCAACGAATCATACAATGTTACTCCATTGCTGTAACTTAACCATCTTTTCATTTTTGGCAGTCATAACTGCAGCTTCACTGACGATGCCATTATCAATCATCAAGTCAATCATGCACATCAGATCACCAATTTCTTCTTCAAGTCGAGTACGATTATCTTGTCCTTTGTGGACAGAGTCAAACCCGAACCTAAAAACCTTGCTAATTGCTTGGGTAACTTCAGCACATTCCTCTTGTGCAATCAGCATAATCTCTTTGTCAATATCACCAATCATCATTTCCTCCAATTACCAGCTAGACTGGTAGTAAAAATCTGCCTTCTGGAAAGCAGGGTCTGCGAGAATTTTCTCGAATCGTTCAACAGTGTACTCTAGGTCACGCTCGTACCACTCGTCATATGTGGTGCTGCCAAAGAAGAAACCACTTGCAGTGGGTAGCAACTCGTCTGCCTTTTTACGATCCTTGAGAATCTCTTTACAGATATCAATCAGTTGCTGCATCTGCTCACGACTAATCCAAGTCTCTTGGCATTCGTCACGACCACCCTGACAGTTGTCAACAAACCACTTGTGAATAGCGTTGGCTTTTCGCCAGTAAGCAACTCGGAATGTGACTTCCTGTGCACCATAATCACCATCTTCAATACCAGTGACACCAAAGACGTCATTGATTTTCTCGATGCGTTCAACATCAGCAGCGTCGAAATACTTGCTCATGTATTTCTTGGCAGAAAAGTACATATCCAAACCCATAATTAACTCCAGTCTTTCTTATCACCAAATTGTTCATTGTAGTCGTAGCCAGCATTATAGGCTTCGACTTGTTCCTCAGTCAAATTTTCTATGCGATCGCTAGTACCTGTGCCATCCAAGTAATAATGTGGGTTACGACCACGACTGTAATAGGAATCAGCAGCACCACGATCAAAACAACCACCATGTCTTTCATCGTATTGCTTTCCGTTAAAGAATCCGTATTTCATATCAGCTGTTCATCGTATCAAAGGGAGAAAAGTTCTCCAGTTCTGCGGCATACGACATCATCTCGTATTGCCGACTCAACTCTTCATTGGCTTGTTGTTCTTCATCCTCAGTGAACAAGTCAAGTTGTTCGCCAATGAATTTCTCTTGGGCTTCTTGCGCCACTTCTCGGCACAGAGCATTCACTTCGTCAATGGTCAGCATTACATTTTCCTATTCATTGCAGTCACGCCAGTGTACATGATGTACAGACCGATTATCGCCAGTGCAAGGCAAGGCAACACAGCTTCACCTGAGTCCATGCCACCAACAGCACCAAACACGATAAGAAAACCACCTAGTGTACGGATAGAACCACGCATATTCACCTCAATCAATTTGAACATCAACAACTTTACCGTTACGAACGATGTAGTAGGCACTCACACGACCATACGAAACGCCGACGCAATGGTTGGCTTTGTAGGTACTGTAGTAAGTGATACCTTCTTCAGCCAATTTAGCCTTCACGACTTCTAAATCTTGTTCGTATGAACTTTGCAAATAACCATACATTTCTATTTCCTTCTCAACTTTCATACACTTATTATACAGTAGATTGCAATTAAAGACAACACCTAAATTGAAAAACCCCACAAAGTGTGGGGTCTTTCGGGGGTAAGTGAAAAGTATTACTTTTTAGTCGTTTCTAGTGTTCCTAGCGACTGGATCTCCAGGCTCTAGCCCGAACGATTGCGATGGAGCCATCGATGAGCCCATCATACCCATCGGTCTAGGTGCACCCATCGAACTTCCACCCATCGGTGTGCCACCAGTTGCTGATGGTGTTGGAGGACGATCCCATCCTTTGTTCGCAGCCTTCAGTGCTTCTTTTTGGGCTTCCTTGTCGTTACCTGCCAACATGATACCAGAAAGAGTACCTGTTAGGAATGTAGCGATAGGAATGATCAACTCAAAGAACTTCTGATCAATAGGACTGATCGCATTCAATGGTTGAACCACGAAGATGATAGAGTACAGAACAACGAAAACGATTCCAGTTAATGTCAGAGCTAAGCATACGCCAATGAAAAAGCGCAGTCGAGCCATCAACTGGTCTTCTGTGTATACAAATGTTGGTTGGTTATTTTCCACAATTAGCTCCTTGAGAAACATTAGAAGGCTGTGTAGCAGGTTTTTGATCATCTGGCATTCCTAATCTAGGGTCTCTTCCACCCTTAAAAACATGTTCAGGACAAGACCTTGTCACATCACATAATGGTTTTTTACAAATATCTTTATCCCAATTATTGGGATCTTGGCAAGGGTATCTGAATTGATCACCACCAAAAATTGCTAATCCAATCGGTAATAGTATCAATAATACAAGCCACTTAAATAATTTTTTATCGTCCAACATCGCCCTCAGCTTTCTTATTTTTATTTTGCTAGTGGGTTATCCAGTGCTCTCTGAATCTTTCTGTCTACATTCGAATTAACATCTTTGATAGCCTTGTCAACGTGTGAGTTGGTATCTTTAATAGCGACATCTAATTCTCTGCGAGCCTGACGCAGTTCACCCTGCACCTCTTTGACGGAAGCATCTGTGTCACGTTGTGACTGCTTAGATGCACGCTCAACATTTTCAACAACTCCTTCTAAACGACGGATGTCGCTCTTCAGGTCGTTTTTAATGTCTTGGGTGTACTGTACAGATTTCTCAGAATTCTGCATAGTAATTTCCATCTTCTTATTTAGTTCAGAGAGATCTGGGGCAACGTACTCTGCAATACGCTTTTTCATGCTCTGGTAGTCTTTGTAGACCTCGAATGCTCCGTAGAGTGCACCCAGAGTTGATGAAACGATAGTCGCAGCTACCATTAGCTTAGCAGGTGTGAACTCGTATCCACCGATGCTAATTACAGTGTCCTTGCTTGCATACTTCTTCATCGCTGCTTCAGCGTCGTCAATCTTCTTATTGACGTCTTTAATTTCTTCTGTCATTTTATTCCCTTTAGTTGTTATTTTTTGGTCATCCACGTAGATATACCAACATAAGCGCCAACGATACTTCCAAGTGCAATCCAATATATTTCTAGCAGCCCATCTAACATCTTTAATCTGGTTTCTGGTATAAGAAACATCATACTAAAACCAGAAGCAACCAACGCTATCAAAGCCACCCACGCCATTCTTCTGCGATTGACTGCCTTTTGTTCGTATCTGGTTTCTTCTTGTTTAGTTACCTTACCATCTGCGTTCGAATCAATTTCATTATTTGTCATAATGACTCCTATCTGTGTTGTAGCTCCACCAAATCATTATGTAATCTGTCGGTCGGACCAAACAATCCTCGACCTAACCTTGCGTTGTCTACATTTCTTTGGTTGTTGTAAACAGTGACTGGTTTGTAACCTGCAGCGTCTGGCACGAATACTTGTGCATACGCATCAAAACCTGGAGTGAACCCCATCGCTTGGATAACTACATTCTGTAATTGTTTTTGTGCCTCGATACTAGTAGCCTTGCCAACATCGTTAGCTAGGTTTTTACCTTTTTCAACTGCTTCTCTTCTAGCAGCTTCTAATCTACGTTCTGCCAGTGCTTGGCGAGTAGTTGGTTGTTGTGGCTTATCGCCACCTTGTTGTCCGCCCTGTGCAGTTTGTTGTCCACCGCCACCTTGATTTGTTGGACCAGCTTCAGCAGGTTTTGGCTCTCCACCACCCTCATTCTTTGCTTGTTGTGGAGCAGGAGCAGGTGCTGGAGCAGCTGGAGCAGGTTGTACCAATTGAACTGGTGCTGCTGGAGCAGCAGCCGTTGCCGATGTGGCTGGTGGTGGTAGTGCTCTATCCACTACAGCGCTGCCAGTAGCAGAAGGTGCAGTAGAAACAGTTCCTTCTGAGCTAACAGGCGATGGAGCTGGCGCATTAGCAGCCACAACTCCAGCAGTTGCTACAGTAGAAGCGATTCCTTGGTTTTCAAGTAGCATCTTCTTAGCATACGCTTCGGAATAGTTAGGACATGTTCGATCGTACAAACCATTCAAAGAACATTGCTGGTTAAAGTATGCTTGGGCATAACCAGTGCACCCAACATTGTATAGAGGATTTAGACCGCACTGCTGAACAAAGTAAGCATCAGCATAACCAGCACAAGATGTTGAATAAAGAGCATTCAAAGAACACTGTTGATTCAAGTAAGCTGCTTCGTAACCAGGACATCTAGAGTTGTATAATGCATTCAAAGAACACTGCTGGTTAAAGTATGCTGTTTCATATCCAGCGCAAGTTGTAGAGTACAATGGGCTAAGAGAACACTGATAGTTCAAGTATGCTTGGGCATAACCTGGGCAGCTTGGACTGTGCAATGTGTTTATTGAGCACTGCTGGCTTAAATACGCTTGTTGGTATCCAGAACAAGATGTAGAGTAAAGCGGATTTGATGCACACATCGCCTCAGTGTATCCAGCGCATGTTGGAGAAGACAATGGGTTTATTGTACACATATCTCCAGGTGTGCTATTGATAACCCAACCACTCAGTCCTTGGGTTGGTACACCTCTACCGAAATAAAACTGCTGCATCTGACCAAGAGATATATCTCCAGTGATACCAGCTGTTACGTTTTGGTTGTGTATATTAACTTGGTTATACGTAGCACCGATAAAACCAGTAGGACGGATCTCTAAGCTAAAAGTGTTTAGATTGCTCTGGTTACTGATTTCAGCGATGTTGTTCCAGAAGTATCTTTGGTATGTGGTAGTTCCTTCTGTTCTAAAAGTAGAACTCGCAACTGGATACAAATCAGTCCACAGAGGCGCAATCATGTAATTGAACTGTGGACCAAGCTGGGTGTTTTGTGGAACTAAATTCATACCCTCGCAGCAGTATGCCCATGCAGCTGGGTTATTCGGTGCGTTAGGTATAGGTGCAGTTGGATCTAAAAAAGAAACGACACCATTAGAGTGCATCCAAGAGTTTGTGAATGTTCTCCCGAAGAATGGAAACCCAAACTGCAGGGGAACATGCACATTAGTGTCATCATAGAAAGTTGGATTGGTTACTACCGTAGTGCTCGTTTGTGCAAACGCCGCACCTACCCAGCAAGCTAGGACAACGAGAAGTTTTTTCATTACTTCTTCTCGCCAGTGTCTCTAATAGGCTCTTCTTTTTTCTTTTCTGGAAGCTGGATTATGTCTTCATCTTTGATACGACCTCTAGCAATCCAAATTTCTTTAGCTTGCTCGCCGATCTTACCTTGCACTGGGCATGGAGTGCCAGCATCTAACATTGCTTTGAAAACACGATCGTCTTGGCAAAGAGTAGCAACTGCTGCTACTTTCATACCCATATCGAAGAGATTCTTAGAAAGTTTGATTCTTTCGCAATTCATATCTCTAGTTGTTCCACCCATAGAGATACCAAGAATTTGCGTTTGTACTGCACCTGATGATGCTGTAGCGCAGACATCATTATTAATTGTTGTTATTGCGGGAGCCACTGCTGTTGGAGGTGGCGATTTAACTGTTGTTGTGCTATTTGAAGTAGTCTCAGAGACAGATCTACTTGTCGAATCAGTAACAATAGGCTGGGCTATTGCTGAAGACGAAAACATGACAAAAAGCACTCCAAAGAGTAACTTTTTATTCATTTTATTGTTCCTATTTTATTAAACTAACTACTACGTATACAAAACATCACTGTATACAGAGTTATTTAGGATTTTTAGTTTGCAAGTCTTCAACTTCTTTTTCAATGGATTTGTTACCCGATGTTAAAGATTGTCTGACTTTATTAAGGAACGATTGAGTTTTTGTTTTTGGTTCTTCTTCTTGAAGAATAGGTGTTATTCTTCTACCTGCAGAATCGTACTCTATCTTTTTAGTTCTTTCGTACAATTCTGGTTCCCAGTCTTTTGTTGGTTCTTCTATCTTTATCTCTGGGATTTCTATATCAGATGTGACTGTTTCTGTAGATACATCTGCTGTGTCTTTGACATCGACACTATCATTTAAACCAATCACTTCTTGATTGGTGGTATCTTCGCTAGGTCTGGTACTGGTTGCGGTCTCGGTGGGCAAGTTGGGCAAGTGCTCATTTTGTCCTTCTCTTTCTCTCTTTAGTTGCCAGTTAGCAGCAACTAACATAAGAACTGCTAATGGATCAAATACCAGCACAATCAAGATGATAACCCAACGAACTGATTTTTCTAACACATCAGTTTCTGGATTATCACCATAGATTAGTGCTGCAATGTACTTTATTGGTCCGACTTCTGCTTCGATTTCACGGACTTGACTGGCGATCGGCGCACGTTCTTCTTGGTACTTGGCGATTTTTCCTTGGGCTGCTCCGATTTCTCCAAGGAGCTTTGTTCGCTCGGCTTGTTGTCCTCTACGGATGGCGATGGAACGCTCGGCACCTCTGGCGTCTTCTGTTCTTGCGATGGTTTGGTCAACTTGCTGATCCAGTTGAGTAATTGCTTTACGGGCTGCATTTATATTCTCCTTTTCTGTTTTAATTTTCTCATCAATCAGAGCCAATTTAGATTGAGCATCTCCTGTAGGAATTGCTTGATCCAAATGCGCTTTTGATAAGAAACCGAAGATGCCCATCGAAGTGAGTAACATTAAAACAATTAGGGCGATCGTGAAGTATGTCTTCATCAATCTTGGTATTTCTTTCCAAGAACGATAAAGCCATGATGCCACCGTGAGTTTTGCTGCTTCCAACAAAGTACCCATGATGGCAATTGGGATAACTGCTGCTGCAAAGATGGCGATCAACCCAGCAACTGCATAATATGCAGCTACTGCTGATAGTGCCAACGCTACAGTAAACAGTAAGTATGTCATAGTTTGTTTAAAATATGAGATCCGTGAATCCTACACATAATGTTATTGTTGTAGTATTCGGTGCTCTCAAGTACCTTTCGGGAGAATTGCTCTCGTGCTTCAACATAAGAACATTCTGCTTTTGATTTACAAAAATACAAAATCTCTCTTGAGAAGTTTTCTTTCCCAAGAGAGTCTACATCTTTATTTAGTTCTGCCGAGGAACCGAAATACTCTTGCCAATCAGAGTCGATCTTGCTACGGATCTTCTTTTTCTTCTTAGTACCATTCTTCAACGTAACTGTCTTAGTGGTAGTTCGAGAAAACTTGGCAAGTTTCTTACCGATATATTTACGATCGTTAGTTAGGTTAGTGATTAGATACACGAACCCTATACAATCCTCAGGCAGTTCTTCTACTGGTTTGTTTTGATAATACCAATTCATTCTTCATCGTCTAGATCCTCTTCTTCGTAGATGTCAGCCGAACAAACTGGGCAATATACGCAATCTTCGGTGCTGTGGTCATCTCCCTTGAGAGTGATCTTTCCTCTCGCTCCACATTCTGTACACTCAAAGTATTTAGTTGCCATTACGCTGCCTTACCCCAAACATCATCCCAAGAGCCACTCAACGCACCCTTGGCATAATCGGTTACACGATTCTCGAAGAAGTTACCATGCACTGGTGCATTGATCATTTCTTCGACCCATGGTAGAGGATTCTTCTTACGTTTAAAGATACCCTTCATACCCAAACCAATCAAGCGACGATCTGCGATATAACGAATGTATT